AAAGACAAGATGATTTATCAGGAGAGTAAAGATGGATAAGGATAACGTGATTAAGTTTCCCATTATTAAAAAATACGACATGGATGTAGAGCCTGCCGATAGAGATAGCATAAGTACGTTGGTATTTACATGTGGACATTCCACAGCCCACTTGTTAGAAACAGGTGAAGTAGTTTGTTCTGTGTGTCTTAATCGATTAGTTGGCGTGGAATGGTATATGGATGAAGATTCACCGGAGAATTATTGATGATAAAAAGTCATTGGATAGGAGCTTTAGTTAAAGAAGAAAGAGTAAAATTAAAGCTAACTCAAAAAGAATTATCGAGACAAACTGGTATAGGAGTAAACACTCTTAGGACTATTGAACAAGGCTTTGGTGGGATTGCATTAGAAAAGATTGAAAAGGTTTTATCGGAGTTGGGTTGGGAACTTGATGCCCATCCATATGATTAGGAGAGTAAGATGCAGAAACAGAAAGTAGATTTAATTAACGTGGCTTTGCCGCGACAAGCACACAAGCTATTGAATATTCTTGCGGAAGAGGACAGAAGATCTCTTGCAAACGAACTAGCATTTCTCATCGAGAAAGAAGAAGAACGCAGGGCAAACGCTGAAGCACACTAAATCCCACACATCCCCTCGCATTCGTTGTTGAATAGATTAAGCTGGCCCAAGTCTTCAAGGCTTCTAAAGTCTACTTCATCAAGGGGTTTACAAGATCGATGAACATACTGTCTTCCATCATTACGGCCCTTGTTACGAATGGCTTTATCAAACTCAACTGCTTCATTGAAAGATTGTGGGTCATCTTTTTTCATGTCACGCCACATCAGATCATTATGAAATGGGCAAGCAATACAAGCACTCTTGGCAAGAGTTCTTCCAGGGTATCTTTTGTCGAACCATTTAATACAGTCTTGCCTTGACATTCTTGAGTCGATCAATGGCCATGTGTTCTCAACCCAGAGATCTCTTGATGGTTTCATTCTCATGGCTTCATCAGTGCTTATACCTAGCCATTGTCTTACGGCTGTTTTCTTTGGGGCTCGTTGTCGGGGCTTCAATCCTAAAAGGTCACGCAACTTCTTACGGATCGGATCAATTTTATAGTTTGAGGTGCATTGTCTTCTGCCCAACCCACCCTTCTCTGTGTAAAAAGGTATTGTTGAAAAAGCATTGTTACTTCTAGTTCCTATCCCCTTGAGGTGATGATCCTTTATATCCCCCGCTGACACACGATAGACCGGATAAGGAACCTGTTTTTCTAACCAGTTTAGATGGTCGTACACACCTTGAGGTTCGAACATTGTGTCAGCAAAAATAGCACAGGCAGGCATGGGGCTGAGTTCACCTTCCGCTGCCATCAAAGCCATGACTGTTGACTGAACACCCGCGCCCAAAGATATAACTTCAATCACTTTCCCACCACCTACTTCTGTTCTTTTTACCCGCTGTCATAGGTAGTTTGGTTGGATCAACACCGACCAATAAGGCTCGTGCTATCCCTACATGTAAGCCTGTTCTTTTGGCTAGTTTCTTTGCCGCCTCTGACTTTGGCATCTTATGACGCTTAAAGTCTGTCATCAATTGACTTATTTCTTTGGGGTTAGTTCGAGCCATTCTTTACGCTCCTCTTTTAAAACCTTTGCACTTAAATCTAATTTGTTCTGCAACGCTTTGACAATGCGTTCATCAATTGTACCTTGTGCTATTAAATCAACATACGTCACTGGATTGTTCTGACCTATTCTGTGACAACGATCCTCACTCTGAATCCGTGTTTCGAGGTTAAAGTCATTTGAATAATACACTACAGTGTTAGCGGCGGTAAGAGTTAAACCAAGGCCAGCGGTCTGTGGATTACCAACAAAGAATCTTAGCGCCGAGTCTTTGTCTTGGAAGCTGTCAATGATTTGTTGTCTGTCTGCATCAGATGTGTCTCCGTAATATGAACGAGCACAACCTCGACCATAGGCTTTGTTCAATGTTTCAGTAATCTTTTGTATGTCATATCGAAAGCGTGACCAGATTAAAACCTTGCCTTCGATCTCACTAATCGTGTCAAGCAAAGCATCAATTCGTTTGTTGGGTATCTCAATTAATTCACCATCGTCCGTGCGAACATGACCCGATAGCACCTGTTGCAGCCGAAGCATCTGGGTTATGACCTGAGGGGCTGATACCAAGTCATCTTCTAGGATGATCATGGCTTCTCGTTTCAGATCCATGTACATTTTTATTTGTTCCGTGGACAGTGGTACATGCCTGACGGTGTACGTTTTGGGCGGCAGATCCAGACAGTCTTTTTTCAATACACGAAAGCTAAAGTTCTTAATCTTGTCTGATAGTTCATTAAGGTTTCGATAGCCAAGTATCTGCTGGTATGTATGGCTTTGGCCTGAAACTTTTTGTAACCAGGCGTATCTGTTTTGAAAAGTGTAGAAGTTATTACACCCTAGAATATGTTTTGATAACAGATGGAACTGACTGTAAAGATCCATGGGATTGTTTGTGACTGGAGAACCGGTCAAGATTCTGCGATAATAAAATTTGTGTGCTATTTTTATGAGGTTCTTGGTTCGCTTGGCCTTGTGGTTTTTGACTGTGGTGCTTTCGTCAACTGCAATCATACCTCTGTTGCCTCGCATCGAGGCTATAGTTAGAGCAAAGTCGTTACCTTTTTTGGTGGAAAACGCTTCTACATTCATAACAAAGATAACAAGATGTTCAGATTTAATATTACCAAGAGAATTTAATTCTTCCTTTTGTTTTTTATTTGGACTTGGAACCCATCGAATCACTTCTCTTTTAATGTCATCGGATAAATGTGCAGGGATCTCTGCGTTAACCCAGTTTTGATATACACCTTTTGGTGCTACAATCATAAGAAAATTTATTTCTCCACGGGCGTATAAAATCCCTGCGTCATCAAGCAAACATTTGGATTTTCCTGTGCCCATCTCCATAAGATAAGCGAACCCCGTTTTACGATCAGCTTCTTTAACTGCATCTAACTGATGCTGATATGGTTTAGTTTTAAAATTGTAGTTGACAGTCATAGCATTCTCCCTTAAACAATAATCTGTTATTGCATAATGCTGTAACAGATGTCAACCAGAAAGCCGAAGGGCATGTACTTATAACGAGGTGAAAATGAAAAACTTATTTGAAGAAATGGTAGCAGATGCTGATGAGTTTAAGAATATAACGGATGAGGGTGGGTCAACGCTGACCAACCTGGTTCAACAAACACAAAGGCTCGATGCTGATATTACACAAGCAGAAGAGGCTGTCAAAAGTCTTAAAGCAGAGAAACGAAAACTAACGGAAGAACTTATCCCCATGAAGATGGGTGAGATGGGAGTTGAAAAATTTGAAACGGCAAACGCCGTGGTGAGCATCAAACCAGTGGTGCATGCATCTATTCCAAAAGATAAACAGGAACAAGCGTTTGCGGAACTCAGATCCAACGGTGATGGAGATCTCATTAAGAACGAAGTGCGAATTAATTTTGGTATGGGCCAGGACAACGAAGCTGGTGCGGTTATGGACAACCTAAGACAACAGGGGTTGGAACCCACACAGAAAACATTCGTGCATCCCAGCAGCTTAAAAGCCTACATCAAAGAGAGGGTTCAAAGTGGGGATCCAATCAACTTAGACAACTATGGTGCATACGTTGCACAAACAGCTTTCGTAAAGGGGAAATAAAATGGCTACAAAAATTACAAAAAAAGAATCTAATCTTCCAGCTGCTTTAATGGAAGACATGTTAGCAGATGCCGGTGATGGTGTAGACTACAACACAGATGAGCTAACAATACCACGTATTCAATTGGTGCAGGCTTTATCACCAGAGCTTAAAAAGACAGATCCTAAATTTATCGAGGGCATATCTGCGGGTGATATATTTAACACCGTAACACGTGAACGATACTCAGGAGAGGATGGTGTCAATGTCGTTGTCGGTTATCAATCCACTAAATATAACGAGTGGATACCTCGTGACCAGGGTGGTGGTTTTGTTCAAGAACTTAGCGCAGACAGTCAAGATGTTAAACAGGCAACTAGAGAGGGGGCTCGTGAAACACTACCTAACGGTAATGAACTTGTTAAAACAGACGAGAGTTATGTGTTAGTTCAAACAGAAAGCGGTTGGGCTCCAGCTATTATTAGCATGGTAAAAACTCAACTAAAGGTTAGCCGCCGTTGGAAAACACAAATCCTTATGCAGACAGTAAAAATGAAGGGTGAAAGCAAACGTCTTCCTTTGTATGGGACTATATGGAAATTAAAATCTGTAGAGGAGACCAACAAAAACAACGAGTCATATTACAACTGGATTGTTGAAAAAATTGGTATTGTGGAAGATCCTGCTTTATATAATGAAGTGAAGACCTTCCGTCAAAGTGTATCTGATGGGGAGGTAAAAACAGCACCAGATCAGGATGCTGGAGTTGCTCCCGACTCTAGTGTCAATGACGATAGCATACCGTTCTGATCGTGGTGTAGCGAGGTCACCGTGTAGCCGGTGGCCTCGCACTTTTTCGGGAGAAAGTAATTGTCGAATGCAGAGAGATTCCGACAATTGTTTCTTGGATCTTCTATTGCCCACGGTCACACAGAACTTGGACCAAGAGGACGTAATGGAAAACAAGAAGCAAAGAGTCGAGTAAGACAGGGTGCACTGGACAATGATATGATTCAACAGCACCTTGATGGAACGCTAGGCGTTGGAGCGATACCGATTGACGTGGATAATCTATGTTCTTTTGGTGTAATCGATATTGATACATATCCGTTGGATCTAGTTGCCTTAAATAAAAAACTACTAAAACTAAAGATGCCACTGACAATTTGTAGATCAAAGTCAGGGGGCGCACATCTGTATGTGTTCTTAAAAGAACGCACTGAAGCTACTTTAATTCGTGAGTCTCTTGAAGAAATGGCTTCAATATTAGGTCATGCTAGTGCAGAGATATTTCCAAAACAAACTACGATACAAGTTGATCGAGGAGAGACAGGCAACTTTATAAACCTACCCTATTTCGATCACTCAGAAACAATGAGATATGGGCTCGATAAAACTGGTAAGGCTTTCAGTCTTAGAGATTTTTTAGACCATGGTGAATCCAACAAGGTGGATAAGCATACTCTTATGCATCAAGACTTTGGTGTATTTGAAGATGGGTTTAGTGACTGTCCCCCCTGTATGCAATCACTAATACGTGAGGGTGTTGGAGAGGGTAACCGTAATACTTTTATGTTTAACGCTTGTACCCAGGAGAAAAAACGTAACCCAGACAAGTGGAAGAAAGAAGTTGAGAAGATAAACATACAGGCATGTACTCCACCTTTGTCTTCACGTGAACTGTTACAGCTACAAAAGCAGCAGGAGAAGAAAGACTATCAGTATCAGTGCAACCAGCACCCATTAAAATCATTTTGTAACCGTGAGATATGCAAGAAAAGAAAGCACGGTATTGACGGTGGTCCGGTGCTCACGATTAATGGTCTAAGTGTACTGGAATCTGACCCTCGTGTCTGGTTCGTTAGCATTGATGGCAGGACTGTAGAACTATCGACAGAACAACTACAAGTTCCGCTACAGTTTCAACGAGCATGCATGGAACAACTACATTTTATGCCACCAATACCGAAACAAGCGGATTGGACTAATGCTCTTAACACATTGATGCAGACAGCTTCTGTTATCGAGGTGTCAGAAGAAGACACAGAGCGCGGCCAGTTTAAAGACTTCGTTATTGAATACTGCACTGGCAGGCTAACAGCCCAGGATCCGTCAGAGGTAACGATAGGCAAAGCATGGACGGATGAGGATCAAAACGTGATCTATTTTAAACCAGAGGGTCTTGAAAGATTCTTAGAACAAAAAGGTTTTATTAAGTATCGCAACAAGCGCGGCATTCTCATGACAAGATTGTCTGAATTGAAAGGAGAAAAGAGTGCTCGTTTATCATGGAAGGATACATACACAGGTAAAAAAATGAGAGTGAGGTGTTGGAAGATTCCAACCTTTGATGAACAGGACGTTCCTACTGAAGTAAAACTACCAACAATGGAGAATATTAAAAATGACGACATCCCCTTCTAATTTTTTAAAGATAGATGAAGTGGCTAAAATTTTACAAGTCGATAGGACAACAATCTATCGCTGGCTGAAGGAGGGTACGTTTCCAGACCCTACTCGTATTGGCCCTGCTTTTAAGATGGAGAATGGTAAAAAGAAACCAAAGAGACAAGGTATACGTTGGGAAGAAGACCTCATTCGTGCTTGGATGAAAGACAACGCATGGCAAGGTTTAGTTAATGCGGAAGATTGAACAGCTTTACTTTGGGCCACCAGGGTGCGGTAAAACATATACTCTGATGCAAGTTATCAGGGATTTGATGGTCGAGGATGGTATACCTCCCCACCAGATAGCGTTTTGCTCCTTCTCTCGTAAAGCAATTCAAGAGGCTAGAGAGAGAGCTGGCTCAGATCTTTCATTAAGCAAGGAAGAGACACCGCATTTTAGAACGCTTCACTCAACTTGTTACCATGCTCTTGGTCTTTCTTCTAGCCAGGTTATGGGATCAAAAGACTACGAAGAGATTGGTAGAGGGATGCACCACAACCTTAACTTTGAGGCAGAGGTTGATGACTCTACAGGTTTGACAACAACAAGTAATCCATACCTTCGTTGTATCGAACTCTCTCGTGCTCGACAGACCAGTTTAGAAAGCGAGTTTAAACGCATAAACAATCCAACAATGCATTGGACTTTACAAGAACAGATAGATGCAAATATAAAAATATACAAACAAGAAAAAGAAAAGTTTGATTTTGCTGATATGCTATCTCTTTTTGCTGAAGGGCAAGGCTCTGCTCCAGAGATAGAGGCGTTAATAGTAGACGAGGCACAGGACTTAACCGCATTACAGTGGGCCGTGGTTCGTAGACTTAAACAAACAGCTAGTCGTGTTTTCTACGCAGGAGATGATGACCAAGCTATCCATCGATGGGCTGGCGTAGAAGTCTCAAGGTTTATTGGATGCACAGAAAATAAAATAGTTTTAGATCAAAGTTATCGTGTTCCACGTAAGGTTCACGCTCTTGCAGAGTCTATTGTTTGTCGGATTAAAAACAGATATCAGAAGACCTGGAGGCCAACAGATCAAGACGGAAATATATCATTCAATCTTAATGTCTGGGACTTAAATTTAGATCATGGATCTTGGACGATTATGGGCAGGACCAATAGATTGTTGGTTCCTATTATGCAAGAGTTAAGTGAAAACGGATATTTGTACGAGGACAGCAACGGTAACACAAACATATCACAGAGAATCTTAACAGCTAAAGTTACATGGGAGAACTTAGCTAGTGGTGGTCAGGTGGATCTCAATTCGATTAGAAGTTTGTATGAACAGATGCCCAAGAACAACAAGATCTTAAAAAGAGGAGCGTCTTCTTTTCTTGACACATTAGATCCAGAAATACCTCACACAATAACAGCGTTACAAGAGAGCGATAAGTTTTTAGCCACCAACAACATGCCGTGGTTCGAGGTTATCAAAGGTGTAAACGATGGCACTCGTGCAAAGTTTGATGCGGTTTTGCGTAGAGAAGGATCTAAAGGTTTATCCAATCCAAGAATTAAAGTTTCCACAATACATCGTATGAAAGGTGGTGAAGACGATAATATAATTTTATTGAGTGATACATCTTATGCCGCGAATAAGTACGGTGATATCGATGATGAAAGGCGTGTGTTTTATACTGGTGTTACCAGAGCTAAACAGAAACTTCACATTATAGAACCTCAAACAAAAACATATTTCCAGGAGTTAATGCTATGAAAACCATCTTGGTTTATCCAACAAACGAAACTCTTAATATAGTTATTGATGGAAAGGCTTATAAAAAAGACATGACTGCACCTGATATGGTTAGATTAGCTAATGAACTTCTAACAAGAGCATCTGACATGATGTATTTTGAAAAATGGAACAAGAAAAATGACAGCTAACTACGAGTTTAATTACGTCTACGATACGACATGGCAGCCGCCTGACGTTTTTCCTGACTTAACCAACAGCAAAAACATGGCCATAGATCTTGAGACCTGTGATCCAAACATCAAGACACGTGGCCCTGGTTGGCCATACAAGGATGGCTACATCGTAGGATTTGCTATCGCTGCTGGTGACTTTGCAGGATACTACCCTATCGCTCATGCTGGTGGTGGCAACATAGATAAGAACATCGTTCTGCGGTGGGTTAAAAAACAGCTTGCTACTCCTGACATACCCAAGATTATGCACAATGCTATGTATGATGCGGGTTGGTTACAGACAGAGGGCATCGAGGTTCAAGGTAAAATTATCGATACGATGATTGCCGCGCCTCTTGTAGACGAGAACAGATTTTCGTACTCGTTAGATGCTCTTGGCAAGCACTACCTTGATATGCGTAAAGACGAAAGGACACTAAGAGAAAGAGCGGCTGAGTTTGGGTTCGATGCTAAAGCCGATCTATGGCGTATGCCATCACAGTTTGTTGGGGAATATGCTGAGATGGATGCCGTGTTAACACTACGTTTGTGGGAACATTTAAGTGCGATAATCAACAAAGAAGAACTGACATCAGTCTTTGAACTAGAGACAGGGCTGATCCCTGTTGTATTGGAAATGCGCCGCCGGGGGGTACGTGTTGATCTGGATATCGCAGAACAGGCAAAAGAAAAACTAAACTCTTCCTACAACAGCCTATGGCAGAAAATATATAAAGAAACAAACGTGGAACTTGAACCGTGGGCAGCGGCTTCGGTTGCACAGGTCTTTGACAGTATGGACTTGCACTACAACAAAACTAAAACAGACCAACCTTCTTTTACAAAACAGTTTTTAAATGAACATTCACATCCGATTGCTAAGAAGATTGTGCGTTTAAGAGAGTTGGATAAAGCTAAGAGTACTTTTATTGAGACAATTTTAAAACATGAACACAAAGGCAGAATACATGCAGAGTTTCATGCCTTGAGATCAGACGATGGAGGCACAGTCACTGGTCGATTCTCGTCATCTCACCCTAACCTACAACAGATGCCAGCACGTGATCCTGAGATTAAGAAACTTATACGAGGGTTGTTCTTGCCCGAAGAGGGAGAAAAGTGGGGTAGCTTTGACTACTCGTCCCAGGAGCCACGGTTGTTGGTGCACTTTTGTGGATCTTTGCCAGACAAGTTTCGCCATCCCAAGATAGAGGGTGTTATACAAGAATACAACGAAGGTGACCCCGACTTCCACCAGATGGTGGCAGACATGGCCGACATAAGCCGTAAGGATGCCAAGACAGTCAACCTTGGAATTATGTATGGCATGGGTCAGAAAAAGCTAGCTGGCGTTCTAGGGGTCAGTATAGACGAAGCAAAGGAGCTTCTTGGACAGTACCATGTTAAGGTGCCTTTCGTTAAGGACATTGCCGATATCGCCATGAAACAAGGACAAAATGCTGGTCAGGTGAGAACTATACTTGGTAGGCGTTGCCGGTTTGATATGTGGGAGCCAAAGTCCTACCAGTACAACAAGCCTATGAACTTTGATAACGCAATTAAGAACTATGGCGGTAAGGGTATGATTAGACGTGCCTTTACATACAAGGCGTTAAACAGATTAATACAGGGATCTGCCGCTGACCAGACCAAGAAAGCTATGTTTGAATGCTACAAGGCTGGATATCAACCATTATTACAGGTGCATGACGAACTATGCTTTAGTATTAAAGAAGGTGAAGAAAAGGATATTGCCGAAATCATGGAGACTTGTGTGGATTTATTAGTTCCGTCCAAGGTTGATGTGGCTATAGCCGATAACTGGGGGGATGTAGATTAGAAATCGTTGCCAGTACGCATCATTTCACTAAGTCTTTCAGCCCGTCTGCCCACCTGACGAGCCCACTTGGAATCCAAAAGCTCATCTGCTGCTTGATCCCACATCTGTTGTTTCATGTACGAGATGGACTTCTTGAATCCAGAGAACCTTGGCATTCCCAGATTAAACACAAGGTCACACAACACACGTTGCCGCACCTCATCAAGATCTTTCCACCAGGGCATTACATTATCAAGTTCTCTGACAACGATGTCGATATCGTTACTTAACAGGTAGTCTATTTCATCATCTGAAAGACCACGATCACGTAGGTTACGTCCCACTCCAATGGTGGGTATCCCCTCGCTGTCATCATATACGGTTTTTTCAACTCCTTCATGGAGGCGAAGCTGATCTATTAGTCTATCTCTATTCATCATTGCTGTCCAAAAGTGCCACGTGTAACAGGGTTAGGCACCAGTATAGGGTTGACATTGGGCCGTGGACCAGGTGGTGGTTGTGTTTGAATCGGAACCGGTGGTGGTGAGGGTGGTGGCATCGGGCTACTAGTCCTTCGTTTTGGCCCCAATTTTCTTCCAAAGAGTTCATCTTGAATATCAAAAGCAGCGTCTGGTATTTGTGTGGTTATTCTCTCTCTACCTCTTTGCTCTCCTTCTCTGGCTAATCTATCTTGTCTTGCATCACTTATTGTTGCGGGTTTGAACTCGCCATCAAGAAGTGAATTTGTTTCTTCAGATCCAATACCATTTTCTTTAAAGATTTGAGCTATATCAGACTCGTCAAGACCAAGTTTTCTCGCCCTGTTTAAAATGGAATGCATTCGGCTCTGAACCCTAAACAGGTTTTGATTAGCCTCTCTATAACCTTGAGTTATATCATTTTCACTCGCGGCCCTATCTCCAATTACTCTGCTAAATGGAAAAAGAGCACTGGATCGACTACTTTTATATTCATTAATGAGGTAAGGAAGACTTGTAGAAACTCCAGCCTGAGATCTACGAAGTCCAGTGATGGTGGTTAAAAACTCCTCTGCAAGTGAAGTTCTTTCTCCTGACTTTGTTGGCTCATCGGTTATTGATCTAATTACAGGACCGGCTCTTAGCTCACCACTTCGTTCGCGGGTAAAGGGATCGACAAAACCAGGCGTTAAACCACCAGCTATGTGCGTAAACGATTTAAATAACTTATCACCTATACTTTCTTCATCTTCATATATCTTAGATCCGGTGGGAGTTCTACCTCCTCGACCTATGTATTCAAAAGGAAGAACATTCTGAAGACGTTCAGCTATTAAAGATTCTCCAGCAAAAGGCTCCATGTACCGTGTAAAAGCGTCCCAAGCACCAGATCCAATCTTTACGACTTCATTGTCTGTAAGAAAACCTTTCTCAGAATACGAATTTACAGCAGCTCTATACCCACCTAGCAGATAATCATAAGGCATCATGTAGCTAAGATCGATGTAGTCTACAATCCCGTCTTTAGGGTTAGATAAAGGAAGAACAATATTACCTCGATGATAGACAGGAATAAACGGTCTCATCGCATCTAAATCTTCCTCTGTCATATTGTTCATTTGAAGAGCTGCTTTTTGTAATGCAGCTGGCACCACCGCTCCAGACGTTAAGTATCCTGATGCTCTCTTAGCTCCAATTGCTCTGACTTCTTTTTCTAAATTTCGAGCCATTATTTCAGCTTCGTCTGTACTTTTTCCTGATGCCTTGATTGCATCTATCAGATCAGTGCCTGCTTTGTACCCCATTTCCCTGACAGATTGATCAAGAATATTGGAACTGTTACGGATAATTTCAGCAGGGAAAGCGACAAAATTACCAAAAACAGGAATACGTTTAATATTTCTAATTACCTCTGCAACCCTGTTGTAAGTTGGCATAGTGCGATTAACAATTTCGGCAGCAAAAGAACGTAGAGGATCAATTTCACGACCAGTAAGAGTTGTTCTTTTAGGATCAACTTGAGCAACACCAGCTCTTAAAAAATCATCTGTGACAGCTTGTGCCACTTTCCGTGCATTAACAACGTCAGCTGTCTGCTCAACACCCTCTTTAACTCTAGTATCAAAAGATAAACCAGATTTTTTAAAAGCGGAGGCATATTTAGCTTGTTCACCTATTAGTGCGGCTACTTTCCAAAAGGTGTCTGTTCCTGAATATAGTTTTTGAAGTTCTCTAAAAACTGGTTTTTCGTTTATAAAGTTTTGAATAACGTCACTGGTTTTTCCTGTTGCACCAACCCCCGCACCTTCCTTAATTAAACTTTTAAATTCATTAACAATAATGTTTTGATCGCGAAGATTTAATACGCCTAAGTCCTCAAAAAATTCTTTAAACTCCTGCTCTGTAAGATTAGAGGCTTTACCTAAAGTAAGTTTAAATGATTCAGAAAGATCAAGGTCTCGTCCTATGTTTCCATTAGCGGCTAAGAAAAAACTACCAGATAAACCATTACGCACTTGTGCAAGTGGGTTTAAAACAGTGCGGCTTATTTGAGATAAACCCTTTGCTTGAAGTGCAAGAGCCAAAAGATTTTGCACGGCTCCACCAGTATTTACGTTATTTCTTAAAACACTTAAAAATTCTGGAGCCACATAAGATCCAGACAAGTCACCATAGGTAGCTTTTGCAAGATCCCTTTCTAAGGGGGTTGTCCCAGACATCTTTTCTGATATACCACCAAGTTTTGTGTATTTCTGTTGTTTTAAAAACTCATCTATATCTTTTATATTAGCACCAGTTTCTGCAAAGTTAGGATCTATTGGAGTGCCGTCAGCCATTCTTTTGTTCTGTATTTCTTGAGCCGTGGGTATGCGAACAATTCTAGGTCTCTCCGCACCAGCAAAAAAAACTTTTCCTTGATCTACAGAAAAAACACCAGTGTCAAAAATATCTTTTGTTAATCCCTTGTCGTTACGTAAATTGTTATAGAACTGAGTTCCAGCAAGATTTTCAGCAACCTTACCTATAGTGCTGATGTAGGCATCTTTCGAATTTTTTTTCTCTCCTAAAAGCTCCCTTAGTTTAGGAGACTTTTCCATTAGTTTTACTCTGTCTTTAAAAATTCCCTCACTAAGTTGAAACAACGGAACTTGTCTCTTGCCCTGTTGCTCCTTTACCTTTCTCCCTTCTTTTTGAGCTTTTTTAAATTCATCAAATGTTTGTCGTATAGACTGATCATCAGTATTTTTAAGATTAAAATCTTTGGTTATAATTTTAAATATTTCTCTTTTTGCAGAGCCCTGAAGTTCTGCAGCTGTCTTTCCTTGGTTTTCATTAAAGCCCCGAAGGATGTTACTAACCTCGTCTATGGCCGCTTTGCCATTAGGTGTTTCAAGCATGTCAGCAGTAATTCTTTTTTCTGGGCGTAAGAAGACATCATAAGATCGATGAATATATTTAGTAATATTATCTGCAAACTCAGCCTTTAGTTGATTCTTTTGTTGCAAAGGAAGAGTTGAATTATCTAGCTCTTTAAAATAACTTTCTGATAAATCATCAATGCTACTACGCATGTTTACTGCGGCTTGAGCAGCCTCTTTTCCAAAAGCATCTCTTAATCTTGGAGCATCGGTTACTCGTATACCTATCATGTCTTCGGGAGAGAGGTCAGCGGCTTTGGGTTTGGACAAAACAACAGCATCATCCTCACCACGTAAAACCTTCCACAACTCATCATAAGCCTTTTCTACTTCTTGCTTTTTTGGTTTTCTACTTTTAAGAGTTCCTCTTACTGTTGACTTCAAGGATTTCTCAAAAGCGGCAAACTGCTTTGAAGCAAGATCCGTTGCCGCATCGATAGATCCTCTTGTGAATATCTCATCTTCAAACACCTCTCTAGGAGATGCCCCTCTTGAAGAAAATATCCTTTGTAAAGATGATCCATCAAGTTTTTCTTTGGCTTTGTCAATGCCTGATGAGACAGCCCTGGCTACGGGTGGCAGAGGAGAGAAGGGTACATTTGCGGCGGCTCTTACCGTACCACCGACAACAGGAAAGGCGGCTTCAAAAACACCACCTATCGCGGTTCCTTCTGCAAAATGCCTAAGTTTGTTACGCAATCGTCTTCCTGCTTCCTCTCGACCAGACAACAAAGTATCAGAGTCCTCTGTCTCCAGCATAGGAAGTGCATCAAAAGCATCTGCAAGGGTCTTTGTTCCGTCTGGAGCAACAAGAAAATCAGATGTTCCCCCTGCAAGAGTTGTTGTCACAGCTTGTCGTGTCCTAGTTCCTAGAGCTTGTTGACCTATTTTTGACGCACCAAACTTTTCTGCTGCTGTACCAAGTCTTGTCGTGGCCGCAGTTCGTCCAAGTTCAGTTCCTGCCTTTACAGCTCTGGATACCTGTCCAGCCCTTCCAAGCCACCCAACAACGGGAATAAATGCACCGGCAAAATTGGTTATTCCTTCTGCTGTCTTACCAGCCGTGGTTGTTGGTTCAAGGCCCAAGGACTCTTTTAAACCGGTAAAGGCTGATGTAACAGCACGAGAGGTATTTGTGTCAGCTATCAAATCAATGCCTGCCGCACCAAGCTCTGCGATACCTTGTGGAATACCAATAAGACCGGCTCCAACACCCTCTGCAATCTCACGAAATGTACCCTGTTCTTCTTCTTCAGCTGGTGTGGGCGTTGTTACGGTAGCCGTTGCCGGTTGTTCTTCGGTAGTAGCCTCTTCGGTTATAGGATTTTTAGAAAGATATTGCTTGGCAGCATTAATAGCAGTTGCCTTATCATCGGTATCAACTTCCAAAATCTGACCGGTAGGTAGTTCTAGTTCAATCGGAGCCATTAATTTTCAACCTGGGTTCTTTCATTTCCTGTTGCATCAATTGAGATACGTTGTGTAGGTTTTACTTCTCTTATAAAACGCGCTGCAAACTCTCTAAGTTGTTCAGGCCTAAGATCCTGTCCAGGTTTAAGTTTAAGCTGTTTTCTTGCTAATCTTCTAATCTCTGTAAGATTTTTCCTAAGAAACTCAGTAGTCTGAGCTGGATCACCTAAAGCCATAGAAGCAGCAGACTGTTTTAAGTTTTGAAAACTTTTAAAGGTTTCCGTATAATCCTTTTTAATTTTGTCAAATTCTTTAGTGTCGAAATCCTCAGGCCGTATGTCTCTGCCTATCCTATTCTTAAACTCTGCATATAGCCCAAGTTGAAACTTCGGAATACCCTTTCTCTCTAACTCTAGCCTAGCGATTTCGTTTATGGCTTTTTGTTTCTTATCTGTTGATGCGTTTTTATCATCAGCAATTTTTTGTGCGGATTTAATTTGCTCCGCATTCATTAACAACTGTCCATAAAGTCTACCGGCAGCAATTTTAGCGGCAGCCGTGTTATTTATTCCTGCAACCTCTAAGCGATTGGCCAATTTGTCTCGTTGCAGAGCAGTATCTCTTAAAAATTTCTTTTGATCTCTTGCATCTTTGAGAGACTCTGATAAAGCGAACTCTTTAATCTTTTGTTTTCTTCTTCGTTTTCTTTCTGCTGAATCGTTAAACTTCTTCGTTGCTGACAACAATCCTTTGCTTATATTACTTAAAGCATTAGGAGAATCTCCAGCAGCAATGGCGAAACCTAAGAAAGCCAAGTTATAAGCCCTCTCAGTCTTCTCCCCTTCTATATCTTCACCAAAGATATCCTCTGCAATTTTCTTGTATTTCTTAATACGATCCTCAAGTTTCTCTTCTTTTTTCTCTCCGACAGCCTCAAGAATAATATTGCCTGTTTCTTTACTGTCTAACTTAAACAAAGATGTAACAGTGTCTTTTATAGATTTCTCACGATTTTTACCTGTTTCAGTGTCCGAGTCAGGTAGTGTATCTGTAGAGGCGTCACCACCCCCACCCTTCGTGCTTTTCTCCGCCACCTTTGCAGCCCGTGTTGAGTTTATTGGATCTTTCCTAGCTTTATTAGCCTCTCCTAACAGTGCAGACTTGGTTTTTTTATCTAATTCCTCTTTCCTTGCTTTTATTGCGTCTGAAATACCAGGACGATCTTGGTCATCAAGTGTTGCTTGTTGCAAAACGAATTGGCTTAATTTCCTATCTCCTCTATCCTGACTTAAAGAATCGATTTTAGCTCTTTGTATATCTCTTAATCCTGCAAGTGAAGTCGTATCTTCTTCAGCAGGATCTGTGACAATTTCATCAGTAACTTTAGTTGGATCTTGTGGTATCATTCCAAATCCAGGATTGGTTATTCCAGCAAGATTCTGGGCAAGAGTACTTTTCCTACGTCTTTCACGATCAGCTTTGTTACGAGCTGCTCTAGCTTTTGCAGCAGCAGGACTAAAAAGTGATTGAGTAAAAGAAAGCTCATCCACATTAACAATAGGATTCGTTATATCCGGTGGCAAAAAGTCTTCAGGCTCCTTTGGTCGTTCAATTCCTGTGTCAGTTAGGGACACACTAGGTGTAGATGCCTCGTTCACAATAGTATCAGAGACATTTAAATCTGTTGGTGATCCCATATCTTGTGCACGAGCAGATGACACTCCAAAAAGGTCGGCAAACTGTTTTGGCCGGAATCTAGGTTTAGACGCTATAAACTCAGCAGCTTGTCTTGGTATATTGCCGAAGAAGCTACCAACACCTTCTCTCATAGCCGCTGCACGTAATGTAGGCAGTTCGGCTGGATCTCCACCATAAATAGATTCATCTTCGGATGTTGCTAAAGGAGTTCTGTAAAGATCGCTTAGTGTCAATTTTCTACCAGTACGAACTTGATTACCGTTAGCAAACCTCTGCACCGGACCACCATTAGCCATGGCCATCGCTGTCTGTTGTAGTTCTGGACTAGAAGCAAGGATACCGCTAGGAAGCGTTTCTGCTTGAGCCATCATACTCTGACCTAACTCTTCGGCTTGCTTGTTTAACTCTTCTCGTCTTACATCAGCAGCAAATCCCATGTCTCGTCTTACACCAGCGGCGACTTCAAGCTGTCTACGAGCCGCATCGTTACGTATGTTTCCTATTCCATTTCTGTTCATGGTGATTTGCCCCCAAATAAACCGCCAAGCAACGGTGTCTGACTTAACCCGTATAAACCAAGACCGAGACCAGCAACCTGAGATGCCGTGCTAGGTGACGGTGTCTGTGTTGTGGTAATTTGCTGTTGCGTGGATGGCACACCACGGAATATGTCCGACTGGAATGATAATCGAGAGAACGGCTCTTGGAACTGTGCCATCTGGTTTCTAAAGTTTGCATCAAATTCTGCTTGCCGCTGTGCCTGTTCAGCCCTGCCGACATTACCAAGTGCCGTTATATCACGTAAAGCGGAAGTTTGTGCGGTCTCACCAAGTGCTGCCTGTTGTAAACCAAGCCTGCCGATACCTTGTCCTAATTGACCTATGCCTTGACCCAACTGACCGAAGATCTGCGCTCCACGTTGCTGTCTGTTTAACGCATCCTCGAAAGCCTTTTGAGATCGAGTAGCGGCTGATTCAAAACCCTGTCTTCTTAAAGTAGATGTTGTTCTGCTTAACTGGTCAAGCAAGTTTCTGTCTCGTTCTGTCTGAGCAACAGCGGCTCGTGATCCACCAAAAGCCCCTCGCCCCGCAGCTTGTGCCCCTAACTGTGTGCCAAATACAGCACTGGCTCGTCTTGCATCTTCCTGTGCCTGTTGAACAACAGCATCTTCAAAAGGATTCATAAACTGTTGTACTTGTGACGGATCAAACTGTGCGCTAGTTCCTGCAAGAGAACCGATACCTTGTCCAAAAGCCCCAAGCCCCGTTCCAAAAGCACTAATCCCCTGTGCTGTAGTATCAGCGGCATCTCTAATAAAAGGATCAGCGACACCCACATTGGTTTTTGTCAGATCAAAAGCCTGTTGTGTCGTAGGCGAAAGCCCTGCAACAGCCCTGTCTGGTAAATCAGTAGCAGTTTCTCCTAATCTGCCTGTAGACGCTAACAGGTCTTTAAGAAAAGTTTCTTGATACTCAGGAAGTACCGTTAATTCTTCGCGGCGAACTGTCTCAACCATTATGCTACCCTGTTCTCAAATTCTTTCATCATCCTATACATAGAGGCGGGACCCCCGCTACCCTCAACAGCATCTGCTGTCATAACAAACTCACCATCAGACAACAAAGCCTGCTGAACTGGTTTACCATTTTGCGTTATCATTGCAGGAATCATATCATCCTTAGGTCCACCAGGACCTGTTATAAAGCCACCTTCTTTAGCTTTTACAAATTCAAGGCCCATACCACTGCCAAGAGCTCCACTCATAGAATCTGCAGTAAGTTTTTTTGTTGCACGGTTAGCGATCTTTTCCGACTCTATCCGATCTTGTTGTTGCAAACGTGCTAACTCTTCCGGTGTACTGAAAGATACACGTTTTCCAGTAGACGCAAATATATAGGTATCACCTACGATTCTGCCTGCGGCTTTCTGACTACCTTTATAGCCTGGAAGTCTTTCACCTCCACCAACATTTGTTATACCACCTGTCGGAATAGATTCAGATTTAGAAAGAGCCGATAACGCCACAGTTCCAGGAAGAAGTAAATCTTTTATACCAAAACCACCTGCTTTTTTCGCGGCTTCACCCGCCGCCGCCGCCGTTGTCGCTTTGCCTGCAATGGCTGCTCCAAGTTTTTCACCAATACCGCCAATGCCAGGATTACCTGACGCTGTCGTTGAGAGACCAATCTTATTACCAAGAGCGGCTCCTGTGGCTCCAGGCTTAAAGCCTCTTCCTCCAAGTAAAAAAGAAGTGCCTCCAGCTAAACCAGCACTAATCAATGCATCCTTAGGCTTCTTTCCCTCAAGCAGTGAACCAATTCCGGCACCCGCCGCAGCACCAAACGGTCCAGCAATACCACCTAAAATACCACCTATCGTTGATAAAAAACCCATAGCTACCCCTTACGTGATAGTCACTGTAACAGAACCTACAGCACTTGTTCCAACATTTCCAGAGACATGAGGATTATTTGCTCTAGATATCTTTAAAAACCCATCAACTTCAAACACGGACCCAGTTTCGAGGCCCACGTCATTCGAACTAAGGTTGGTGAAAACCATAGTCGTGTGTCTGCCTTCGCCTGGTTGTTGCTGTTGATTAACAAAAAGCGATAGACCTCTAACCAAATCATTAAAGTATGATACCTGATATGACTCTGGTGGTACAGAAAATATTGGAGGAACAAGAGACCTACTACTCATCGCCTGCCATCCGGTTGTATTTCCACACGTGAAGTACCTAAACGCCAAGTCACACCTTGGTTCGAGGTTTCAATACGAACGCCAACTGATCGACCTCGTAGGCGCACATGGTTTTGTGTAGCTTCATTGCTTACAGTAAATGCCGTTGTCCTTACAAATCCTTTACCAGGAAAGTCCTCTGCCTTCAATGTAAATGTCGCTGACCTATCAGCTGTGGAAGGAGAGTCAAGAAAGTCTATATCAGGCACCAAACGGCGTATAAAAGAAAACTGTTCTCCATCCCCTAGCTCAACAGGACTAGATTCAATAAAAGCTGAAAGTGCAGAACCGTCATCATCCTGACCATTTTCATGGTTAAACAGCAGATTTGTTGTACCAGCAGCGATAGGAAACTCGTTAATTCCACGATCTATCCAAGCTGTTCTAGCTAAAGAACCGAAATACCAGACTTTTTCATCGTAGTTATAGATTACATACTTATCATTAATGCTAGCACTTGCTGATGGGTAGAACCAGAAGACCTCACCAAACTCGCTATTGACACCAGCAACTACCTGTTCACCCTGTGTGTAATTAAAGTCATCAAAGACCGTATCTCTAACAGTACAAGCAAGAGGTTTAAGAGAACCATCATAAACATAAAACCTTCCATTGCCCATCCAAAACACTGCATCGTTAACAGCAACTGCCGCATTTGGACCTATGATCGTGCTACCTAGAGAGATCTGAGTTAAACCAAATACAAAAGGTGGCCCTACAAATTGTAGCGAATGAACGGATGTATCTGTTAAAACAATAATCTCTCGCCTTGTTTCTATAGCTGCTACAATTTCAGATCCAGTTCCAACTAGAAGATCTCCCGCAGTATTTGTAGCAGTAGGATTCCAATCAAATGGGTTCTCCTGAGTGGAGAATCTAATTAACAGTTTGTCTTGTGTTGAAGATCCAATCGCGTTAGTGCCAAAAGCAAGAACGTGACGGTCGCGATCAGAGACTATAATTTTTCGTGCAACCGTGGGAGCATTTGTATCAAGTGTTGAAAGCTCCACAGCCCGTGTTGTTATACCGTTTGTTCTATCCCAATAATAAATAGATCCATCACGAACATTAAATATTAAATCTTCACCAAAATTATCTTGACCAAACACACGTATGCTACCACCACCCGCAACAGAAGTTGCCGCCGAACCCCAAGTGCCACGACCCCAAGTGCCTGCGCCCCAACCTGTGCCTGGTACGACAGTATCTATACCCACATTGATTTGATACTTTGCGACAACGCTTCCTCCACCATTACCTGAATCAGAAGCATTAGCAGCAACAGACGTTGTTATCGTATAAGTATTTGCCGTTGGCACAGTAACTATCTCGTACTCTATATTTAAAACAGCCGTAGTTATATTGCCACCTAACGTAGCGGCACCACTGAAAGTTACAAAGTCTCCTACAATAGCTCCGTGTCCACTATCCGTAACAGTGACGGTGGTTGATCCATTAGTAGCGGCAAAAGTAGCGGCATTAGTTGTTGTTTTACGAAGCGGAGTTACATCATTGAAAGAACCGCCTTCTTCAATGTAAAACTTCTTGTGTGTTCCTACACCTAAAAACTTTGAACCGTCTAACGCAACCCAAGCGTGTAGCGACCTACAAGTGCCTAAAAATGTTTTTAAAGAAAACTTAATCCACCCACCAAGTTTTTCGGGGAAGCCAAATCTAAACCTAACCTTATCACAGTCTTTCCATCCACCCTCATTAGCGTAGGACGTAAATTCTGTGTTAACCCCAGGCTTAAATGTTAGTTTCGATAGAGGCATTAATCTTTTTTTACACTTTCAATTAAAGCATTTGTCATTGCAGACAAAGCTGCATCAACTTGATCTATTTTAAATTTTATTTGTGATCTCTGTGTTTGAAGATCTTTAATCTGAGCAATCAAATACTTGCTTTGATCTTGAAGTTCTTCTTCCTTATACTCAACATTATTTATGGTGATTACGTTGTTTTCCATTTTTACCCCTATGCAATAAATGCCTTACCATCTGTGACTGCTTTGTTGACAGAAGTCATATCTTCTGTCGTCCAGTAAGATTGTTTTACCATCATCTCTAAATGATCAACATTATTGCTTACGATCTTTTTTCTAAACTCATCAGTCCAACCCGCGCCATTTGAGTTTGCAACCAAAGGGTCAGCATCTTCCCAAAGTTTTTTGACTGCAAGATTTTCAATCATTGTGACGCAGTCAAGCATTCCTTTGTATTTTTTAGCAATCTCATCTGCTGTAAATTCATCAGCCATTACATCTTGCCTCCAATTCTTCAACTTTTTTGGTTAATTCTTGCACTGCTTTAATTAAAGGAATGATAAACATTTCCCTAGACACGTTTTGTGATCCATCTGAGTTCTCCAACCAACCTGTAAACTCTGGATTTCCGTGTTTATCCATTGCCGCTTTCACTTCTTGAGCCAGCATTCCATACATCTTAACATCAGTATCTTTTTGGTTTTCTTCAGAAAAATGACTAGTCAATTCTTCTGGCACTTCATTGGACGGTAACCAGTTATAGGTTTTTGTTTTAAGATCATTTATAAAATCAAGCCCAAGATCATTATCCTCTATATTAGTTTTTAATCTTTGATCCGAAGACTGACTAAAGTTTGCATTTGAGGTAAAAGTATTTGTGACTTGGCTTCCACTTTTACCAAACGTAAAAGTATTATTTCCTTGTCCAACTGCTTGGAATGATCCGAGAACAATTTGGTGTTGCCCATCTGCGGCTGATGCCATTGCTTGCATTCCAATTAACGTATTATAAAACCCTGTGGTGACAGCCGCACCCCCCGATCCAGCCGTTCCAGCTTGATGACCAAGTACAGTTTGGCCCTCTGCTGTTGTTAAACTTTGTAATGTATTGGAGCCAACGGCAGTGTTTTGCTGTCCCGCACCCGCGATTGCAGTCATACTCAAATAACCCACTGCTGTATTGCTATTACCGGTGGGTGCTGAAGAAGCACTGCCTTTAAGAGCTTGGTATCCCATCGCAGAATTAGTTGTAGGAGATGTACCGTAGTATCCAGCTTGAAAGCCTACATATGTTAAAGTTCCACCATTTGAAGTGTATCCAGCTTGACTTCCAATAAATGTATTTTGACTTTTTGTATTCTGTGTAAACCCTGCACCATGTCCGACTAAAGTATTATCCGAGCCTGTAGTTTCATTTTGGCCTGCTGCATTTCCAATCACTATGTTCTGAGTTCCTGAGTTGATTGCTGGTCCAGCCGACTGTCCTATACAATTATTGTTATCGCCTGTGGTTATTGCTTGTCCCGCACCATGCCCTACAGCCACATTGTTAGTTCCTCCTGTAGCTAATGCGGTAAGAGCATTATCACCTACCCCTGTATTGCTTGCCGCAGTTGATGCTCCTGTGCCTTTTCCAGTAGATGAACCAACAAAAGTGTTTGATGCTCCTGTTTGGTGAAATCCAGCTTCCCTTCCCACTGCTGTTATTGCGTTGGTCGTTGTCGTTGCTCCCGCCGCATAACCCACTGCTGTTGATCCATCACCGCTGGATGGAGCATAGGCTTGTAGTGCGGCTGAACCAACCGCCGTGTTCTGCGCTGTAACCGCAACTGTCAGAGCATTAAAGCCAACTGCTGTATTGTCATTTACCGTTGCTATAGCATCTCCAGCACCAGATCCCACTACCGTATTTGAATCCCCTGTACTTATTGCTGTCCCTGCGGTTGCG